GCTCTTCCGATCTGGGGCCAAACCATCACGTACATCAAAAGCTCCACGCCCCGCAACTACAACCCAACCACAGGCGTAGTGAATGGAGCAGACGTAAGTGTGACGGTCAAAGGCGTCATCACTCGCGTCACCCCCCGCGAATCCGAGGGCCTCTACCAAACCACTGACCTCAAAGTAATCATCGGCACCACCGAGCTTGGCACCTACTACCCAACGGAGGCCGACCGCATCCAATACCTCCAGGATGGAGCAACCCGCGAGGCCAAGATCATCGCCATCACCAGCTATCGGGGCGACAACCCAGTCCTACACACCCTAATAGCGAGGCCCCAATAATGGCTCGCCCTGGTTTTTTTAAGGGTTTCAAAGATTTAATTGAAGATCTAGATCGTGTTGCCGGCACCTCTATTGCCAACGGGCAACGTGCTGCAGCTGAGCGCGTTGTACGCGAAATGCAGAAAGACGGCCCCAGCTGGAGCGGCGAATTTTCCAACTCCTGGGAGATTCGTACGGCATCACGTACTGTTCGAGGCACAGGCGCAGCCGGCGAACCTCAACCTATCCGAGCCCCTTCCGTAACAGGGCAAGAAGCTACCGCAGGTCAGATACTGAAAGACCCGATCCTGACAATATCCAATTTCTCCCCACATGCCCTTGAAGCCATTGACGCTATAGAACACAGCAAAGAGTATTACGCCCGCCGTCTAACACCTACACCTCAAACTGCTCTAGGTTTATCCAAGTGGACAGCTGTCACAGAAGGCCGGGCTAATAGCAGTGCTCGCGGACAAATAGGAGGTGGCGACCCCAACAGCATCTCCAGTCGCACGGCCCCTATGGACTGGTTTGCCACTTATGCCAGTGCCAAACTAGACAGAGCTGTACGTATTGAAATGGATTCTGCGCTACGCCGGAGATTCGGATGAACTACCAAGCAATCCGAGCCGCGCTCGAAAACCCGCTACTCACCGCGTTCAACTCACTGGTTCCTGCTGTACCAGTGTTTTTTGACAACATCACAGCGGTCCCACCTAACACGACCACGGAGTACGTCCGCATCAACATCACCTTTGGCATTACGAATGAACCCACACTGACCAGCAGTGTGGACAATGCGCGTGGAGCCCTAATCATCCGCATCTTTACCGAAAAAGGTCGTGGTCCTGCCCGCAACCAGACACTGCTCACCACCGCTGTCAACGCACTCGAAAACCTAAACAACACCGCAAAACCTGCCACTGGCACATTTATGCGGCTAGGTGAAATCAACGGCCCTACATTTTCTGCGGTAGAGACAGCCCCCCATTTTGTGGGACGTATCGACACAAGTTGGGTAGCGACAGTCCTTACCTGAAGAGTGTTGCTATTCTGGTAGAAGCCGGGCAGTGCCCGTTCCACTGTCCATCCACTCGGTAAGTCTTTATGGCAACCACTGTTCTGACCGGCACGTCCGGCGCTCTGTACTACAAACCCGCTGGCACCACCGCCAGCTTTAGTCCCGCCAACGTAACCGTTGCCGGTGCCCTCATTAACGTCGGCTCCTACTTCAACTTCAAAGTTGGAGATCCCGTCAAATTCCAAGTCATCAACCAAGCTGGCGGTACTCCTGCCGGCACCCTGCCTGCTGGTATTGTCGCCGGTACTACCTACTTCGTAATCGGTTACGTTGCAGCCACAGGGGTGCTTACCGTTTCCGCCACCCTCGGCGGCGCAGTGATTACGATCACCACGCAGGGTACTGCCGTAAGCCCCAACAAGTTCGAGGCTTACTACGCTGACTTTGCTGTTGTCGGCCAAGTCCGCGACTGGACCTTCGACATCACCCGCGCCGAAATCGACGTCACTACCATCGGTCAAACCCCTGGTCAGTACGTCCCCTTCAAAAGCTACGTTGCTGGTTTCGGCGATGGCACCGGCTCTTGCACGGTGTACATGGCTGATGACGACTTCGCCTTTGCTAACCGCATGATCGAAGACGTACTCCAGCGTCAACAGGGTGGTGCAGCCTTCAAGCTGTACACCAACCGGATCATCAGCAGTGGCACCACGGTTGACGAAACCAAGAGCCGCTCGATTGCGATGGAGGCGATCCTGACCAACGCATCAATGACGATTGACCCTGACAACGCCCAAACCGTCTCGATCAACTTCCGCCCAGCTTCCACCCCCACGTTCGACTTCCTGACCACTGCCTGATAACTTCCAAGTTATCGTCACCGGCCTCGCCAACACGGTGGGGCTTTTTCATGCTTATTGCGTTACACTAGAACGTAAATCAACAAGGTTTTATGGCCAGCTCTATTCCCACTCGGGCGATTGACCGGCTCCGCAAGGCCGCCAACCTAGAGCCCACCAAAAAGAACGTGGAGCTATCTGATGGCTCTTCCTTTGAGATGTGGGTCAGCCCGCTGACAATGGCTGAGCGTGAACGCGCCCAAAAGCAGGCCAAGTCGGAGGACGCCAATGCCTTCGCCCTCCAGCTGCTGATCGCCAAAGCACTGGACGAAAACGGTACCAAGCTCTTCGCCTCCGGCGAAATCGACGTGCTCAAAAACGAAGTCAAGGACAAGGATCTCCAGACCCTGATGCTGGCCATCCTCACCGACGACTCCGAACAGGTAGAGGTAAAAAACTAGCTGGCGAGCTGCGTAAGGACAACTGGCTCATGCTCCAGCTTGGGGTAGCCAAGGAACTGGGCATGAGCTTGACGCAGCTCAAGCAAACCGTAACAGTCGAAGAGTTGCTGCTCTGGAGCGCCTACTTCCAGATCCTCAACGAGGACCAGGAAAAAGAAATCGAAAAAGCCAAACGCCGCCGCTAACCCCGGCGGCTTTTCATTAGGTAGACTAAATTACCGGATCGTACAAGGTGCCGTGGCTGCTTACAGAGCCGATATTCAAATTGGCGTAAGCGGGCAACGAGAGCTGGAGCGGCTGCGTTCTGCAATAACACAAACTTCTGAAGCTGCCGAAAGTCTCAACAGAATCAGAGTTAACGGAGGTCGGTTAGCCCAAAGCCTTGAAAACTATAATACACAACTTGAACGTGCCCAACGAAATTTACAAATAGTTGCCACGGCAAGTCAAGCCGAAAATAAAGCAATTACAGAGTACGTAACCGCTTTAGGCAGTGCTAACGCCGCTCGCGCTCGCCAAAATGATCTTATTGAGGATGAAATTCGCCTTCAACAGACCGCTGCACGGGTTGCACGATTAGCGGCTGCGGGTATCCGCGAAACCAGCGGAACCACCCAACTTGGACCCGGACCTGCTTCTCCTGTCGGATCGCTTGTAGGCCAAAAGTCCCCTGTAGCAGAAAGAATTAACCAAACACTACAAGCCAGAAAAGACGAAATACAACTCCAAGCAGCTCTTTTACGCCTAGAGGAAAAAAGCGCCGCAACATTAAACGAAAAACTAGAACTCCAACAAAGGTTAAACAGAGCAGCACTCGCGCAAGGGAAGTTAGATGTAGAAACAGTCAGTGCCCAACAAGCTCAAAGGCAACAGTTTTTAGCCGGCAAATCTGGCACAGCTATACAAGGACCACTCGCCGGACCTGGCGCAATGGGCTTTCCCGTTGCCTTATCACTCAGTAAAGTAGAACAGCAAGCACTAGAAGTAACAGCTAAAAAACAAGAAATTCTGCAAAGAATGGTGACTACCAGGCAAACCCTGGTGGGGCTTGCCGATAATTTACGTCGAATTGATCAGAACGCTGCTAACCAAATTAAAGTTGCCATTGCTGACGCCGAAAGATTAAACGCAGTAAAGTTAAAGGAACTACAGATTACACAACAAATACGGGCATCTGAGGGAGCGGCAAGTAATGCAGCAAGACAGCGCCTGGCTCAAGAAGCTGCGCGTAGGGACAGAATACAAAACGCCGGTTTTGGTATCCAAGGCCCTGCTTTACCTCCGGGAAGAGCAGGCCGCAGCGGCGGCGGCGGTCGCCTCGGTGGTGCCATTAGCGGCTCGATTATCGGTGGTTCATTCCCGTTATTGTTTGGGCAAGGCGCTGGTGCAGCTGCGGGTGGTGCAGTCGGTGGACTTGTTGGTGGTTTAGCCGGACCAGGCGGAAGTTTCGCCGGTTCTCTACTCGGTACATTGCTTGGCGACATTGCTTCACAAGGATCGAAGGTAAAAGATCTTGCTGCCGATATTGGTTTCAGCGCCGAGCAAACAGAGCGCCTAAAAAATGCCTTTGCTTTAGCCGGTCAAGAAGCGGATAAATTTGAAGCAGCAACTCAAAACATCAGAGGTTTGGGACTATCTATAGATGACCAAGCCGATGCTATTACGCTAGCCGCAAATCTTACCGAAGCTTACGGCGGTAAGATAGACAAGGTAGCTGCAGCTTACGCTAATTTTGTTGAGAAGGGTAAAGTAGGTATTGCAGATATAAACAAATTTACATCTGAAGGCATCCCTATTTTAGATCAGTTAGAGAAAAAATACAACACAAACAGAGACGGTATTCTTAAACTAGCCAAAGACGGCGAAATATCTGCTCAAGCGTTATCCGACGCACTCATAGCTATCGGAAACAGCTCTGATACAGCTGCCAAGAAAACAGTAAGCGGCTGGGACAAAGCCTGGGCCGACATTAAAGCCGGTGGGTCCTTGCTTACTCAGGCTGTAGGTGCGTACTTTAACGCCTTAGTAGGCGGTGCCGGCTCAGCTACATCAAGCATAGCCGAGTCCTTCGGCACTATGTTTAAGAACATCGTACAAAACTCTATTGATGCAACAGCAGCTCTTGCTCGTAATCTGGCTGCTCTAGCAAGATTCGCTGCCAACATATCTGCAACAGCTGAATTAGGCGGATTAAATATCGGAGCTACTGCAAGCAAAAATGCAGCAAAAAATATAGAAAAAATAGCACGCAATTTTGATGCAGGCTTACAAAAAATAAAGTTACCCGAGCCCGGAAAAGTCGGAGCTATAACTATTCCGGGGCAAGCCCCTGCTGGTGGTGGCGGTGGCGGCGGTGCACAAGGTCCAAAACCCCCTGAGGATCGTACAGCTCAATTAATGGAAGAGTTTAACGCAATCGTAGCTATAGGGCAAGCAGAGGACAAAATACGTGATTTACTTTTTGACGGAAGAGAACTACTTGCGGCTAAAGTCGAACTACAGAAACAAATTGCAGACATCGAGCGAGATCGTAACAAAGCTCTCATAACCGCCAACTACGAAAGCGAGCGCGTAGTAATTACTAAAATTGCCGAAGCTCGTATTGTAGACGCTCAATTAAAACAACAAGATAAAATACGCGAAATTAATCAAAAGCGTTTCGAAGAAGAACTACAAGTACAAGAAGCCGTACGCAGTTCCGTGCAGTCATTTACTGACATGCGTAAAGAACAGGAACTTCAAGTACAGTACGCTAAAACATACTCTAGGCTATTGATGGAAGGGATGCTGCCTGCCGAAGCAGAGCGCATTGCAAATTTTGAAAAGACAGTTGCGGCTCAACTTAAAGCGGTTGATCTACAGCTTTTGATTACAAGCGCAGCGATTACAGAAGCGCAAGCAAGAGGTGCAAGCACTTTCCAATTAGAAAAAGACCTCGACTTACTGGAAAGAAAAAGAAAAGCCATAGAGGGCGAAGCAGCACAAGGCCCTGGCGCTGGCCCCACCGACCGGGAGCGTTTACAGACCGAAGCAGATCGTGTGCGTGGAGAACTCAACACGCTGGTCGATCCAATAAACATGATCACCAATGCCGCCGCCGGCATCGGTGACGCATTTAGTGCATCTTTCAAGGGCGTAATTAGCGGCAGCATGACTGCCAAGGAAGCACTGGCAAGCTTCTTTACTAGCGTGGCGGATATGTTCCTTGATATGGCCGCGCAAATCATCGCCAAGATGATTACGATGGCAATTCTGAATACCGTCGTGGGCTTGCTGCCGGGTGGCAGCATGGCGGGCGGCGCTGGTCTTTCCAGTGGATTTAACGCGGGCACGGCTTCCGCTATTCCCACAGACGCTGGTGGTTGGGCTCAATCTTTTGCCACCGTATTGCCCGGCCGCGCCAACGGTGGCCCGGTATCCAGCGGCCAGACGTACATGGTGGGCGAGCGTGGCCCGGAGCTGTTTGTGCCAGGCCGCAGTGGCACCATCGTACCCAACGACAAGATGGGCGGCGGTGGTGGCGTCAACGTGGTCGTGAACGTAGACGCAAGCGGTAGTAAGGTAGAAGGCGATGAACAAGAAGGCAAGCAGCTTGGTCGCTTGATCGCTGCTGCTATCCAGCAAGAACTGGTCAAGCAGAAACGTCCTGGAGGACTGCTCACATAATGGCTACCTTCCCCGCCTACGAGCCGACCTACTCGGCCACTAAAAGCAGTCAGCCGAAGATTCGCACCGCCCAGTTTGGTGACGGCTACCAGCAACGGGTTACCTTTGGCCTCAACCAAAACCCTAAGGAATGGAGCCTTAGCTTTAGCGTCAGCGATGCTGATGCCGACATCATCGAAGCATTCCTTGATGCCCGCGCCGCTGACGCCGCTAGCTTTGACTGGAGCCCACCAGGCGATGCCAACACCTACAAGTGGACCTGCAACAGCTGGACCCGAGAGCTGTTTGATTTTGAACGCAGCAAGGTAGACGTTACCTTCATGCAGGTGTTTGAACCATGAGCGTACCAGTTAGTGCGCTGCAGGCTGTTGCACCCGGCGCAATTATCGAGTTGTTTGAGCTGGAGCTAAACGCTGCGCAGCATGGCGTAAACGAAACATACCGCTTTCACGCTGGCGTCAACGCAACGGGCAACAATGGCGACATCATCTGGAATAGCCAAGCTTACATGCGCTTCCCCCTTGAAGCAGAGGGATTTGAGTACAGCGGGCAAGGACAACTACCCCGTCCTAAGTTGCGTATTAGCAACATCTTTGGCACCATCACAGCAGTAATTCTGACGCTGCCCAATGGGCTAGAAGGCGCCAAGGTAACGCGCATCCGCACCTTAGGCCGCTACCTAGACGGCGCAAACTTTCCAGTCAGTGGTGACATCCTGCTAACAGAAGATAGCTTTGCATTGTTGCTGGAAGATAGCAGCTCTATATTGCTAGATCCAACCAACCCAACCGAAGACCCTACAGCAGAGTTCCCGCGCGAGATCTACTACGTTGACCGCAAGGTAGTTGAAACCCGAGATGTTATCGAGTTTGAACTAGCAGCAGTATTTGATCTAATCGGCGTTCGCGCACCAAAGCGTCAGTGCGTCAGCAACGTGTGCCAGTGGAAATACCGTGGCCCCGAATGCGGCTATGTCGGCAACGCATACTTCAACACCAACAATCAACCCGTTGCAACACTGGCTGAAGACGCCTGCGGCAAGCAGCTAAGTAGTTGTGAGCTGCGCTTTGAGCAGCAGTACCGCACTGGATCAGTGACAAGCGGAAGCAACATCCTCACGCTTACGCAGGCCAGTTCGTTTAGCGCGGGTGATCCCGTTACCGGATTTGGCCTACCCGCTGGCACAACTGTTTCAAGCGTGAGCGGTGCCCTGGTCACGCTGAACCAAAATGCCGCTGCTAGTACGGGTGTGGTGACAACTGGCACCATCCAAGGCAACTACACGCAGATTGTCGTTACCAGTGCCAC